GGGGGGGGGGTAGGAAATATAAAGGCATATATTAATTAAAACATTCATTCTTGTTTAATTAATTCATTGTTCTCGATCTTCCAGATGATCCATCGGTCCTTAGACAAGTGGGCGATGTTGGGCATCACGTTTGTGAAGATCCAGATGTTGGGCGCATCAAAGTACTTCTCCTTCATGGAGTAGCGATCGTCCCAGGCATGACCACTCTTCAGCTCTTCGATGCCGGCATAGAAGTTACCGAGCTTCTTCTGCTCAATAGCTCGAGGCATATCAATGAGGTAAAGCTTCTTGATATCACGGGACATCACCATTCGCATAATGTCCTTGTAGTCATTAAGGGGAGGAATACCCATACCGATCCCATGCACGCCAACCCAGGTGGTAAGAAAGGATTTGCCTTTGTTACCCTCCACCTCAACAACAACATTGATGTGACGAGTGTCGAAGATCTCTGCATCATTCACAATAGCCTGTTGCCATGGATAAAGTGTCTTGTCCTGCAACTGCCTAGGCAACACAATTGGCTTGGGGTCCTCTGATGACCAGGGGCCAGCAATTCTACTCTCAGGTTTCATAACATAGAAGGCCTTGTTAGGAAGCATGTTGTTAGTCACAGTAGGGCTCACGTGGCAGGCCATGTCTAATGTCACAAGCAACTGGCCCAACTCTTTCACTCTTCGTCTTACACCAAGGGAGAAGCGCATCTGATAGTGAGTGAACCCAGAGTCTGCACACTCTTCTTGAAAGACCCAATGCTTGCAATGTTCAGCAAGGAAGGCATCAACCTGGGCTCTGGTGATTTTATCACAGGACATGGTAGCGTCGAAGCAGCAAATAGCAGACATTTATGTTGTATGTTGTTTGTTGCATGTTGCATATTCGAAGGGCGGAAAAAATTATTTTTTTTTTTCGAAAAAATTTCTTGTACTGGTTGTACTGATTTCACCTAAAAGAAAGTATATACATACTGTATTGTCACTATTACAGCGCAGCGCCACAATACAGCGGGCGGCTGGCCGCACGCCGCTACAAACTTAACCGGTACAAGGTTATAGTTGTCCACTTTTTTCTCTATTATTTCCAATGGGTTCGGAACCCTCTATAATAGATGCAGCGTGATTATATATCACGTAAGAGAAAATATTCTACAAGCACCTCAACAGACGCCGCGCCAGGAAAGCAGTCTACAAGTATGCCAAGACGTACGTACGCACGGGCTCGCACATACGGTCGGCGTGGAAAGGGTCGAAGCCGTACAGGAGGGCGTACAAGAAGGGCAAGTACACCATCAAGAGCCGCCGTTAGACAGACAGTACTACAAAGGCCTGTGGCAAAGCATCTTCTTTGGAGTGACAATGGTGTTACGGGAGGTAGTGCGTCGATATTTGCTACCAATGCTTTAATCAATGCAACACCTCTCATTCAACTGCTGAACGGATGTGTGAGAGGTATGACAGTACAGACAAGAATCGGAGACATATGTAAGGTGTCGAAGATTCATTTAAAGATGCGGACCACCTATGGTACAGCAATAGATGGGGACGTCATCATCAAGTGGATTCTATTTGCAGAGAAGAATTCACAGGGATTCGCAAGGACAGCATCGAACTTTAGTTCTACATACTTTGGTGATGGGACTCCACAGACCAATGCGATACCGAACCACAACAACAAGGATGTGTCACTCTTTAGGATTCTCAAGAAGGGGACACAGTATATGAGAGCTAGCATGGCCACCGTGATAGAGATAAGAGATTGGAGCATATTCTATGCACCCAAGACTCCATTACGCGTGAACTACACATTAGGCAACGCAGGTACTATAGCAGATATTGATGGTAATGCAATATATCTATATATGTATACTGATAACACTACAGGAGGAGCTACTGGAGTTTATTCATTCATGGAGGGGAATGTCTACTACCATGACGCTTGACACAACTACCGGCTTAGGGTTCTGTGTCCAGCATATACCCCTTGGTTTAGGGTTAGGGACCAGGTACCATCCCAGTGCTCGGGGGGGGGGTAGGAAATATAAAGGCATATATTAATTAAAACATTCATTCTTGTTTAATTAATTCATTGTTCTCGATCTTCCAGATGATCCATCGGTCCTTAGACAAGTGGGCGATGTTGG